AAAGATGAAGTAAAACTCATAAGTGCTACAGATATTATGTTCAGAATAATCACGATAGAATAACCTTAGTAACTCAGTTACTAAGGTTATTTTTTTATGTTAAAGGAGGAGGCATCATGGAAGTGATTCAAAGTATGGCGAGCGAGTTTGTTTTGACAATGGCACTCGGCATCGTTGCCCTATTGGCTGCATATGCGACATATGGAATCAAGAAGGTGACTGAAAAGGTGAAGCTTCAAACACAGTTGATTGAGGAGAACGAAAAAAGAACTCTTCTTCTCAACGCTCTTGAGGATGTGTCTGAGCTCACTGAAAAAGTTGTCGGCTCTATTGAGCAGACCACAGCAAGAAGCTTGAGGGAACTTGTATCAAGTGGAAAAGCGGACAGGACGCAGCTTGAGGCTTTAGCCAAGAAAGCAGCATCCGAAATCACAACATCATTACAACCTGACGTGCAACGCGTTATCGAGGAGAACTTCGGCAGCTTTGAAAAATATCTGTCGGCGTGCATCGAGAGCAAGGTGCTAGAGCTCAAAACGATAAAGTAGAGGGGTGAATTTATGGAGACACAAATAATGATGTTTGCGATTCAAACAGTTACAACGATTATTGTTGGTCTTGTTGGGTGGTCTATCAAAGGAACTCTCGCAGAGCTAAAGAATGGCATCGCGAAAAATGGTTGTGATATCAAAGAGATTGACGCAAAGCAAACAGCAGCAGTCGAACAAGTAAAGAGAGAGCTCAATGAGCTCAAAAGCGACTTACCTCTCGTCTACACGTTAAGAGAGGATTATATCAGATGTCAGCAAAATCAAGAAAAGAAGATGAACTCAATCGAGGATAAGCTCGACAAGTTACTACAAAGAAACTAAGGGGGGATAACCAGTGGCAATGGATGAAACGACAGAAATTGAAGTTCGCCAAAATAAGGCGATTCGAGGATACATCATCAGAGCTCTTGTAAAGGGATATCAAAACGCCCTCCTCATAAAACAGATAACAAATGCACTTGTTGCGGATGGCATTATTTACACGCCTGACATCAGCAAGCATCTTGATTATTTGAAGGAGGCAGAATATATCACCTTTACGGATAAGACCGTCACAGCATACACGGCGTACCGTAGGGATGCAGTAATCAAGTTGACAAAGAAAGGCGTCGATTTGGCGGAAGGCACAATCGACGATGCGGGAGTTGATGTCTAATGGCATCAAGAAGACGAACGAGAGTCAATTCAAAAATCTCTCAGTTACCTGACGACGTCAAGGAACAACTTGACGGTCTGCTCCTTGACAACTCGAACAGCTATCAAGATATAGCTGATTGGCTAAATGAGAAAGGTTTTGAAATAAGCAAAAGCTCCGTCGGGCGATACGCTATCAGGGCGAGTCAGGCAACTCAAAGAGTTGTCGAAACGCTAGAAAAAACAAAAGCTATCATTCAGGCGGTAGAAAAGAATCCTGACCTTGACTATACGAAGGCATCCCGTATCGTGATGATGGACGGTCTGCTCCAAAAGGTATCTACAGCAGAGGAAGAGTTTCAGGAAATGCCTCTCGACAAGGCGGGGCGTCTGATTGCTTCTCTATCTCGCACGGAGATATATGACCAAAAGGCAAAACGAGACTGGAAAAACAAAATGGAGGTTGCACTTGAAGGGCTTGAGGCGGAGCTCATGTCTAAAATCAAGGAAGACAAAGACCTTTCGAGGGAAGTGTCGGCAATGCTCAGAAAGGTAAGAGACAAAATAAATGTCGAAAATTAAACTCAATGAGTACATTGATATTTTAGAAGAGCCCGAAGACCGCGAGGAAGTCGCTAACGCTGAATATCAAAGGGAGCTCTTTGAAAAGTATGTCATGCGTAACGAGGAACATCTTGCAGAAAGAGAAAAGCTCCTAAAAGAATACAAAGAAGGAGCAGAACTCACAGGCGAGAAAGGACTCCGCCGAAGACTCGGAGCGTTTGACCTTGAGTATTTTGGAAGAGCTTACCTTCCCCACTACTTCGTCAGGGAATCACCGACCTTTCATGGTGAACTTGATGCGATTTGGTCGGAAGGTGTGCTCAAAGGAAAGAATCCGACGACGGATGCGAAAGAAATCTCAAGGGCTAAAGGTAGCCGAAGAGCTATCGAAGCCCCAAGAGGACACGCTAAGTCAACGACGTTCACGTTTAAAGATGCTCTTCATGCTTCAATGTATGGATACAAGCACTACATCATTATTTTGTCAGATAGCTCGGAACAGGCTGAGGGCTTTCTCGGAGATATCAAGACAGAGTATGAGGACAACGGAGCGATTCGAGAAGACTTCGGCGAACTCAAAGGGAAAGTATGGAAAACCAGTGTCATTCTACTTAGTTCAGGAGTAAAGATTGAGGCAATCGGCTCAGGTAAAAAGATTCGTGGTCGCCGTCATAAACAATGGAGACCTGACCTCATAATCCTTGACGACATAGAGAACGACGAAAATGTAAACACGCTAGAGCAAAGGAAGAAACTCGCTAATTGGTTTTACAAGGCAGTATCAAAGGCGGGCGACACATACACAGATATTGTGTATATCGGAACACTACTCCACTATGATTCACTACTTGCAAAGGTAGCGAAGAATCCTGAGTATAAATCTGTTAAATATCGCGGTGTCATCAGCTTTGCAGAAGACCGCAGCTTGTGGGATGCGTGGGAAGTTATTTACACAGACCTATCGAATGACAAAAGACAAGAGGAAGCGAAAGCTTTCTTTGAGAGTAACCGTGAAGAAATGCTCGAAGGGACTGAGGTTCTTTGGGAAGCTAAACTCAATTACTATGACCTCATGATTATTCGTATTTCAGAGGGTGAAGCATCCTTCAACTCTGAGATTCAGAATGACCCGATTGACCCTGATAGTTGTACATTCAATGAAGAATGGCTCGACTTCTATGACGGGAAAGAGCCTGACTTCTCAGATTCAAGATTCGTATTCTTTGGAGCGAATGACCCTTCACTCGGGAAAAATAAGAAGTCAGACACCTCAGCAATCATCGTCATTGCAAAGGATACTCGCACGGGTTATATGTATGTGTTGATTGCATCAGTCGAAAGGCGAACGCCTGACGTTATTATCACGGATGCGATTGAAACCTCGAAACGATTGAAGATAGAACATAAAAAAGGACTCTTCAAGTTTGGGGTTGAGACGGTTCAGTTTCAATATTTCTTTAAGGATGTAATGATTCAACGCTCGGCTGAGGCGGGAGAGTACCTCCCTATTGAAGAGATTCAATCAGTGCAAAACAAGGACATGAGGATTCAATCATTGCAGCCGTTAGTCAAGAATGGATATATCAAGTTTAGTGAGAAACACAAGACACTACTCCAACAAATGAAAGAGTATCCAATGGGACGAAACGACGACGCACCTGACGCCCTTCAAATGGCGGTCAAGCTCGCTCTTGACTACAAGGTCGGGAATAAGGTCGATTATAAGTCAGTGCTCAGCAGAGCTCTAAAATTTAAGAATGGCAGCTATTAAGGAGGTGAGGCAAATTGAGCAAGAAAAACAAACAAAAAAATAAGGTTGCAAGCGTTCCGAACTCAAGGAGACCCGACATCAATGAGATTGCTGTCGCTCAGATACATGACAAATACTCCTCGTATCCATCGAATGGATTGACACCAGTTAAGCTCGCAAGCATATTCCGTGAAGCTGACTCGGGGGACATCCTGAGGCAAGCGGAGCTCTTTGAGGAAATGGAAGAAAAAGACCCTCATTTGTTCTCACAGCTCCAAACTCGAAAGAACGCGGTCACGGGGCTTGACTATGAAGTTATTCCTTTTGACCAAGAGGATGAAAGGGACAAAGAGATTGCTGAGTTTATCGCTCAGGAACTCGAAGCGATAGAGTCCTTTGAGGACGTCATGATGGATTTGCTTGACGCCATCGGAAAAGGAATCGCAGTTTCTGAAATCATTTGGGGAATTGACGAGGGCAAGACCATAGTCGAGGAAATCAAATGGAGACATCAAAAGCGTTTCTTTTGGGACAATGAAGACAGCTTCAAAGTTATTACGAAAGAGTTTCCAAGTGGTCTCATAGTACCTGAGAATAAATTCATAGTACACAGATACAAAGCAAGGAGCGGACATCCCGCAAGAGCGGGCGTGCTTCGAGTAGTTTCATGGATGTATCTATTCAAGAACTATGATATTAAGGACTGGGTCAGCTTTTGCGAGGTCTTCGGAATGCCTCTCAGATTGGGGAAATACAATCCGTCAGCATCGGAAGCCGACAAGGTTGCACTCATGCAAGCTCTTATTCAAATTGGTACAGATGCAGCGGGAATCATTCCCGATGGGACTGAGATTGAGTTCAAAGAAGCTGCAAAGGTCAGCTCGTTGAATGTGTATGAAAGCCTTGCAAGATATTGCGATGAACAAATATCGAAGGCGGTTCTCGGTCAGACATTGACTTCGGACTCAGGAGGCGGGTCTTATGCACAAAGTAAGACACACAATGAAGTAAGACACGACCTGACGGTTGCTGATTGTAAAGCATTAGCAGCAACGCTCAGAAGGGACTTAATTCGACCGCTCGTGATGTTTAACTTCGGAGAGGATAAACGTATCCCCTACATTCGTTTTGATTGTGAGGAGGCGGGAGACCTCAAGGAAACGGCGGATATATACAAGACCCTGATTTGTGACATCAACCTTCCGATACCGCTATCGCATTTATACAAGAAATTCTCTATTCCAAAGCCTGAGAACGGCGAGGAAGTTGCAAAGCCTATGACTATGAACTCTTTACCATTAACGGGTCAGCCGATGCAGCAGCAAGCTCCTCCGCTCAATACTGAGGTCATAGAGAACGACGTTGATGTTGAGGCGGTGCAGTGCAAAGAGGAACATAATTCGATAGTTGAAGGACAAAAGGAAATCGACTCTCTAGCAACAGAGGCAATCAAGCGGAATGTCGGTGTATTTCAAAAGATGTTTTCACCAGTTCTCAAGATAGTTGACGAAGCTGAGAGCCTCGAAGATTTAAAGAAAGCATTTGAGAATGACAAGTTTGTCGAGGAGCTTTGCTCCAAGATGGAGATAGCGGACTTTGAGGAACTACTTCAAAGGGCGATGTTTTTCGCTGACCTGAGAGGGAGGATGATTGAAGATGGACGGACTGAATGAAGCTCTCACAACGAATGAGATTAAGTTTGAGGAAGCTGCTGAGTATTTCGGAGAAAAGCTCACACTCACACCGAAACAGTTCTATGAGCTATCAGACCAGTATCGTTCCCTTGCCTTTACGGTCGGAGGATACACAAGGATTCAGACCTTGAAAAAGTTCCATGATGAAATACTCAGAGCTATTGAAAACGGGTTGACGTTGGAACAATTCAGAAATGAAATGAATACCTTCCTTGAGTCAAAAGGATATGAAGGGCTCACTAATTTTCAAGCAGATAACATATTCCGCACCAATGTTCAAACCGCTTATCAAGTGGGACACTATGAGCAAATGACTTCGCCGATGGTGAAGAAGCTTCGTCCCTACTGGCAATATGACGCGGTGAATGACTCACACACAAGACCGTCTCATTTGGCTATGGATGGCAAGGTCTTCCCCGCTGACTCCCCTATTTGGGATACATGGTATCCGCCGAACGGCTTCCGATGCAGATGTGCAGTTCAGACATTAAGCAAGAGACAAGTTGAGGAAAGAGGTCTCACGGTAGAAGAGAAAGTCCCTACAGCAGCAGAACTCTCAGACGGTCGATTTGTGAACATTATGCCTGACCCTAACTTCTCAAGTAATCCCGCAAAGGCAAGATTCAAACCTGACCTTGAGGGATATCCTGAAAGCTTAAAAAAGGCATACGAGAAACAACAGAAACAGAAATAATATATTAAGCTCTAAAATGCCCTTTAAAAGCTCTTTAGTTTTAAAGAGGGGAATTATAAGGCAAAGACAATTTATACCCGTTAGCACGCGTGCTAACGCCGTTATAAGGGCAAGTAAAAGATATCGAGGAGGTGAGCTCAGTAATATGTCAAAACTTTATGCTCTCAAAGGG